GGGGTGCCAGGGAGAAGCGTGTCCCCATGCGTGGCTAGTGGTGCCCCGTCCGTGCGGTTGGTTGTGATACAGATAAGCCATTCATTCTGTGTCCCGAGATGGCCGACCGCCCGGGTGAGGGACGCAACAATCGTCCCGACGCGAAAAGAGTATACGTATACCTTCAGGGTTTTGGTGACAGACATAAACTGATCTGCCACAACAACTCCAAGGTCAATATCGGCAGGGCTTTAGTCGAACGTGTATTCCGCGTCAAGGGTCCCGGGGGGGACCTTCAATTACCCCCCAGGCCTGCTAAGGGTGTGTTTGCCAGTAAAATGGCGGAAGCATTTGAAGTGGTCACCAAGATATTACCACCCAGCTTTGTCCCGTTGACGATGACCCAATTTGTTGGGCAGGTTCCGGCTGCGAAGAGGTTGGTGTACGAACGTGCTCACCTCAATTACCTTAACCGTGGCTTGTATCATGCACAATGTGGCGTTTCTGCGTTTGTCAAGTTTGAGAAGATTATCCTCACTGATGACAAGCCGGATCCAGTACCACGTGTGATACAAACCAGGTCACCCGTGTACCACCTACGGGTTGGCAGGTTCACGAGAGCTATTGAAAAACATGTGTATGATTGTATTAGTGTCCTCTGGGGAGGGCCTACTGTGATGAAGGGCATCAACCCTGATCAGGTGGCGTCGAATATTGTACAAGCTTGGAACGAGTTTAGTGACCCTGTTGGGGTCCCTCTCGATGCTAAGCGGTTCGACCAGCACGTTTCCGCGTGTGCACTTGGTTGGGAACACCGGGTTTACAATCACTGCTTCGGTGGTGACCCGGAGCTCGCGTGGTTGCTGCGGCAGCAATTACGCAACACAGGCTATGCAGATTACCCTGGCGGTCAGATTAAGTACGAAACTGACGGCTGTCGCATGTCCGGTGACATGAACACTGGCCTAGGCAATTGTTTGCTCATGTCATGCATGATGTGGGCCTATTGTCGTGAGGTCAAAGTCAAAGCCCGACTCATCAATCAGGGCGATGACTGCGTTCTCATCATCAGCAAGAAGGATTTGCCAAAGATCATGGGTTCTTTCCACTCCTGGTTTCTTGAGCTTGGTTTCAACATGGCCATTGAAGGCGATGTTGTTGCTGAACGCTTAGAAGAAATCGTGTTCTGCCAGTTGCAGCTGGTAAACACGGGTAAGTGTGGATGGACTATGGTAAGGCAGCCAAAGGCTGTGGTGAAGGATGCAGCGTGTCTTACACCGGATTTCGGGGGAATTGCTGCGTGGATGCATGCAGTTGGAGAGTGCGGCGGGGCGTTGGCCGGGGATATCCCGGTCTACGGCGCAATTTACCGTGCATATGCTCGTAGCGGAGTTAAGTCCCACAGTGGGCTTGGCGTTCGTGATGGGCACCACGGGTTCAGGAATACTGGTATGGCATTGGCCTCCAGGGGAATGAACAGAGCTGCAAATGGTAGCCCTAGTGCAACAGCACGGGCCAGCTTTTATTTTGCGTTCGGAATATGTCCCGACCTGCAGATCGCATTGGAATCACGCTATGACAATTTGGAGCGTGGTTTTGACCCGGTCGGTTTCAGCTTGCATGATCTGCTCCCTAGGGAATAGAATCGAACACGAACACAAACAAACATACTAATCAGTAGTATGATGAACAAATCTAAGAATCCATCAAGGAAGAAAACACCGCAACGTGCGGACAAGCAAGTGATTAGCACGCTCACCCAGCGCGTCGACGCCCTCATGAAACGTATCCCTAAAGGTACCTTTCGTGCAATGGGCGGAGCAGCGGGGGGCGCGCTTGGCGGCCCTCTTGGGGGCAAAATAGGACGCAGAGTGGGTGCTGGTATCTCGGACATTACGGGATACGGTGACTACACTGTTACGTCCGGCCTACGCTCAACGGGTAATGACGTTGACGTGCCTGCCTTCATCACTAAAAACAGCAATGGCATTACCGTTGCACACCGTGAGTATGTTGGTACGGTCACCCTACCTGCATCGACGGCGTTTTCAGCTGAAAATTACATCATCAACCCCGGCAACACCACTTTGTTCCCCTGGCTTAGCTCTCTTGCGAAGAACTTCCAGGAGTATAGAATGAAGGGACTTGTTTTCACGTTTCAGTCGCGTACTAGTGAATATGCGGCAGATAACGCGATGGGCACAGTCATGATGGCCACTAACTACAATGTGCAGGAGTACCCCTTCAGCAATGCTAGCAACCTGTTGAACACCCAGTTCGCAGTTTCGGCAAAGCCATCGAAGTCGTTCATCCATGCCATTGAGTGTGATTCCCATTTTGGCTCCAACCCCTACAAGTATGTCAGGGACCCGCTTGCACAGGACCCTACTATCGTCAGTGACCCCAGGTTTTATGATCTGGGCCGTACCACACTGGCGACTGAGGGCATTCCTGGTGCACCTGGGTATGTTGTTGGTGTACTTTATGTCAGCTATAATGTTGAGCTTGTTACTCCTATCCTTAACCCGGCTACGGTCGCACCCTCTAGCACGCTTTACGCCACCAACGCAGTTACATCCACTTTGGATGGCTCATCGTACGATAACGCTGCTGATGCTCCTGTCAGCAGCGCCCGTGCTTTGTTTAACTGCTCTGGTTTCGTGCCGGCCGCCAGTACTAAGTACAATACTATCCCTAACCTGCCCACC